GGTTACCTGGCCGACTGCTGTGTTTTCTGCAGCTGTAGTTTTTTTACCCAGGCGGTTGCTGCGGGAACCGGGCCGAATCGGGAACAATTGTTCGGGTTTACAGCTGCTGGGCTCCTGGTTACCCAGGCAGCCGGCGCCTACTGCTGTGTTTTGTGCACCTGTGGTTACTGCAGCCCCGGCTTCCAGGTTAAAACCCGAACAATTGTTCGTGTTATTGCTTGCAGCCAGGAGCAGCATATGATAAAAGCCAGGTAGTTTTTCATTGCCAGTTCGCGCCCGTTCTGGATACCTCAACCCCGCGTTAATTTTTTTTAGCGTGGGGTATTTTTTTATGTTGACAATTATAAAGGTGTGGGATAGGGTGGGAATACCACAAGAAAAGGAGTCATTACAATGACAAAGAAAGAACAAATTCAAAGAGACTTAGAAGATACTATTATTACTGACGACAACAGCCCAACAAGAAGATTTTTTAGATGTTGGCTTGATGGGTCATATCTAGGCGAACAACATTATAAACGCAATCAATCCTATATTAAGGAGAACCTAAACAACAAAGGTCGTTTGCGTTCGTTCGTAATTGCTGAGTTTGCCAAGTACATTGCCCATGATGGCGATTGTTCCCCAAGTTATGCGCGTTGCATTGTTTTGGAGAAGATTGGCCGAAATAATATTGAAGCGCTCAACGATAAACTTATTGAAGATGCGCGGGAGTTGGTAGCATGAGCTTTTTAGAAACCAGATATCTTTACATGGCTTACGGCATGAATACAAACAAAAGGGCGATGGAGGCACGTTGCCCCTTAGCCAAACCAATGGGCGGATTTTATCTGCCCAATTACCGCCTTGTGTTTAGAGGCGTTGCCGACATTGTGCCAGAAGATGGGGGAATTGTTCCCGTTGTTCTCTGGTCTATCACGGGAAAATGCTTGCAAGCCTTGGACAGATTAGAGGGATATCCTCACCTGTACACACGGCGCAAGATTAATCACGGCTGGCTTACGTACATGATGCAAGACAAGACACAAATTTCCAAGCCTAATCATAACTATTACAGAATGATTGAAGAAGGATACAAGGACTTCGGTCTTGATGATGGGGCGCTTGCTCAGGCATCGGATGACGCTGGTGGTAGTTATTATCGTTCCCGTCACTTCAGAGATGTTCGGGTTGAGTCAATGTGATCGGGATCGGGATCGGGATCGGATCGGGGTCGGGCTTTAATTAGTCCGACCCTTTTTATATATACACATATATACATACATATACACACATATCACGCGTTCCTTATAATTAAAAAAACCGATTTTTTGAGTTTGATCAAAACCCGAACAATTGTTCGTATTATAATAAATCCCATAAAGTTCTTGCAATTCCCATATATGTTGATATTTATGTGGTACCACAAACAAACAAAGGAAAGAAACAATGTTAACATTTGGATTAGAAGTTGAAACATACGGTAGAAATAAAGAGCTAGTAAATCGTGCGTTGATAGACAATGGCATCAAGGGTTGCATCGTTAAACCCGATGGCACGCCAAACGTTGATTGCGAAATTGTATTACCACCATTGGCGCCATGCGATTTTGCTTTTGACTACATCAAAAAAGTTTGTCGCGTTCTTGAAGATATAGGTTGTCGAATTAACCGACAGTGTGGTTTGCACGTTCACATCTCAAACGCTCAGACATTGCACGCCAACCCAACCAATTTATCCGCATCAAGTATTCAACATACTGAAGCGACTGGTCGCTTCATTAATGGTTCAGAATACTATGGTGATCCAATGGACGCGGTAGCGGTTAAAGATATTATGATTAGATATGCAAAGTCTCAATCCACTATCAATTCAATGTTTCCAAGGTCAAGAACAAACAATCGTTATTGTTCTACAATGCATTTAGACAGACTGAATAGCGCAAGAACAATTGAGCAATTGCGAGATGCGACCGTTGGCAAGTTTTCAGTAATCAATCTTAACCATTGGAGAAATGGAACAATTGAATTTAGACAAGCGAGCGGTACAATTGAAGCTGACAAAATCATCAATTGGGTTTTGTTCCTAATTAACCTTGTTCAACACACTATTGAAAACCGAATTGAAAATGGTCAAAGTTCTGAGACAATTTCAACACCAGAACAAGTGTTCAGATCTGGATCTAGGATTGGTTTGATTTATTCAATGTGTCGCTCAAATGGTGGTTGCGATGTTCACGACCTAATGAACGCGACTGGAACAACAGCAATTAATATCCGCGCTAGAATATCCGAGATAAGGGCGCGACTATCAGACGGCGCGGTGGTCACTCACACCATGCAAGCGAATGGCAATTCATACGGCGACGGCCAAGACTTGGCGCGCTATGAAATACTGAGCGAGTATCAAACACAATCCACTGGCGCGCGCTTGATGCCAGCAAATCGAATTGGTTTAGAAAGTGTTTGGGCTGGCTTGCAAGATGATCTTTTTGAATGGTGGCAAAATAGAATAACCGAGCTTTCCAGATCATAATCTGGAAAGCCGAACATACACCAGAAAAGCTCGCTTAACGGCGGGCTTTTTTTTATTTGCCGTACAGCTGCTTTTTGCTGGTTGTGTATATCCATACATTAGTCCCACGTTATCCCACTCAGTGACCCGCACAATTGTTCTGGTGAGGTACCCTATCATTTTATCTGGATCGGTCGGGATCGGGCATGGATGCATACGCTACCCCCCATATGTCAGGCAATCGGGCAGATGGGGTTTACACTCTGTTTCACACCAACAATTACCACAAAAAATGTTTCTCTCAGCATCAAGCACCTTGACAGGTGTTATTTATTATTCCAGTTTGTCTTAAAAAAGGAAAACGAATGCCTACATACCGTGTAAATTATGGAACCTCTTTTGAGTTTGAGGCTCAAGGTCCAGAGGAGGTTGTTCCTGTGATGCAGTCGCGTCATAAGATAGCTGGCATGGACGATGAGCGTGCTTTTATGCGTAGATCTGCGATGGAGATGTGCGAGTGGAACGGCAAGAATTATTATTATTGCACAAGAAAGACGTATGCGAATAGCATGATGAAAAATGGTTTATTAGAATGTGTTGATTAAATTTTAATATTTTGTTAAGAATGTTTTAAATATTTTACATAACGGAGATTTTGCATGGCATTACCCCCAATGGGACCGATGAGTCCCCCTCCCCCAACACTTGGCGGCCCTCAACCAAACATGGGTCCCTCGCCTATGCCTCCGATGGGTATGGGAATGCCTCCCCCACCTCCTCCGACACCTCCAATGGCGGCGCCAATGGCACCTCCAACAATCAATCCATCTCAAAATGGAGGTCAATCTTTTGGCGGTGATGCTGGTGGTCGCAAGACTTTCAGTCAGTATTTACAATCTATGAACACATCTTTTCCACCGACACCCACTGCTCCGCCTCCTATGTCTGGTGGTATTGGCGGTGGTGCGCCTTCGATGCCGCCTTTAGCGATGATGGGCGGGGGCGCTGTTCCGCGCAGTACGATGATTGGCAGAGAGCCGCATAGGTTAGCGTATATTAATCCTGGTGAAGAGATGATGCTTCGTGCATCTGGCGGCACTGGCGAACCTGGACCTATGGGTGTTCCTGCTTTCCGTGGCGGTGGTTATGGATTTGGTGGTTTTGGTTCACCTGGCGAGGCTCCTGGTGGTGGTGAAGGTTATGGTTTAGGCGATATAGGCGGTGTAGGTCCTGGTGAAATAGATCCTGGCTTTATTGATGCGTTATCTGAAGCAGCTGTAGACAATAGCTATTTTGATGCTTTTGAGACGGATCCAGATAAACTAGCGGATCAAGTTGCTTTTGAATCTATAAGTTCTCAGGTACCCGACATTATTGGCCCGAATGCGCCTGTTTCCAATGTTGATGCTCAAAATGCTGTTGCATTAGCGACAGAAGCGTTTGATCCTTATAAAGATGTTGTTGATTTTAATACAGCTTCGACGCTTGCTGATGATAAGGAAGTAGGTTCTACAAGTTTAGATGATGCTTTTATGAGTCAATTAAATGATCCAAGGTTTACATCTACTCTTCCAAGTACAGGGATTCCTATACCTGATGTTTCTGCTTTGTATGGTGGTCTTGTAACGCCTGAAATGATGCCATTTGAAGAGATAGATTCTGCTACTGATTTTGATACTGGGTCTACAATTGCTAATTATGGAGCTTTAGACGCACAAACACCAACTGGGATTCAAGATCCATCAGGGGCATCTAATATACCTCAAATTTCTCAAGCGATGCAAAATGCTGTAACTGAGGCTCCTAATGTAAATGAAATAGCAAACATACAAGCTGCTGATGTGTATGGTTTACCTAACACTGGACTTGATACATCATTTTCTGCTGCACAATTTGCAGATACTTTAAATCCACAAGGTCCTCCTGTTACTCCTGCATCTCCTCAGTTGTCTTCTATTATTGACCTAGACGCAGGTATGGGAGCTGCTATTGATAATAATGACGGGTTTAATGCAACCGTTGGAAATCCTGTTACGGGAGCATCTGCTAATGTGCCTGATCTTGGTTTTGATTTTGGTGCGGGTGGTGATATGAGCACTCCAACAACTACTCCAGATCCTTTATCTAGTATTGATTTAAGTATGGATAATTTAGGTGGCGTTCTTGGTACCGTAGATCCAAATAATCTTCCTAAAGAGGCAGAAACTCAAAAACTTAATTTACCTTTTGAAAAAGTTATGGATCTTGTAGATGATCGTATTGCTGTTCAAAAAGAAATTGATGATGCTGGCTTTAATCCTCTTAGCTTATTGCCATTTGGTAGTTTATTAGGAACTTCACCTAAAAGAAAGCAAAAAGCTATTACTGAAGTTTTAAATCAAAGTAGCGGTTCTGGTATATTTGGCACTGGTATAGGCGGTTCTACAGGTCTTTTTGGCACTGGCGCTGTTCAATTTAACCCTGTTTACGATAAAGATGGTAACTTTGTAGGTTCCCAAGGTGTTAACGCTGATGGTGAGACTGTGAGTTATTCTGGAAATATGCAGAGTAATAACGGTTATTTTGACGGTAATGGAGAAAATATATCAGGAGATATTGAAAGCTACCAAGAAGATATAGGGGGTCAAGGCGCTCCTGGCGGTATTAACGTAGAATACAATCCTTGTCAGCCTGGTTTTGAGTTAGATCCAGAAACTGGCACTTGTGTTCCTATTGATGTTGTTGGCGGAGGTGGCGGTTCTTCTGAGATGACACCAATTATTAGACCGATAACACCTCCTGTAACGACACCAGTAGAGCCAGATCCACAGCCCGCACCAGTTGTAAGTCCTGTTTTAAGAACGCCAAAACAGTTTAATATGGGCGGTGCGACTTCAGGATCTAACTTAGATGGTGCGATTAGTAGGTTACTAAGCTCGATGTCATGAATGAAATTAGCAAGTTTACAGATTTTTTAACGGATGAGGAACTTGCTACAGTAGCTCCTATGTTAGAACGCCTAACGACGTTGGACGATAGGGCTGAAAAACAAAAAGATTTCATGTCTTTTGTAAATCATGTTTGGCCTCAGTTCATTGAGGGGCGTCATCACAAGGTTTATGCTGAGAAACTCCAAGCTGTGGCAGATGGTAAGATAAAAAGGCTTATTATTAATATGCCGCCACGTCATACTAAGAGCGAATTTGCCTCTTATTTGTTCCCAACGTGGCTTATGGGCCGAGATCCTACTAAAAAAATCATTCAAGCGACCCACACGGCTGAATTAGCTGTTGGTTTTGGTCGAAAAGTAAAGAATTTGATTGATAGTGAGGATTTTAGGGACATTTTTCCTGATGTTAAGCTTGCATCAGACGCAAAAGCCTCTGGTCGTTGGAGTACTAACGGCGGTGGGGAGTATTACGCGGTTGGTGTGGGCGGTGCTTTGGCTGGCCGTGGTGCTGATTTGGCTATTATTGACGATCCAGTGTCTGAGCAAGACGCTTTAAGCGCTACTGCGCTAGATAATATCTATGAATGGTACACTTCTGGCCCAAGACAGCGTTTACAGCCAGGTGGTTCGATTATTATTGTGATGACAAGGTGGTCTATTAGGGACTTAACGGCAAAAGTTTTGCAAAGACAGAGCGAAAAAGGTGCAGATAAGTGGGATATAGTGGAATTTCCTGCAATTATGCCCTCTGGAACCTCTTTATGGCCTGAATACTGGTCTTTAGAGGAGTTAGAGAGCGTAAAAGCCTCTATTCCTGTTGCTAAATGGAATGCTCAATATATGCAAAATCCCACTGCTGAAGAGGGTGCAATCATTAAAAGAGAGTGGTGGCAGCAGTGGAATAAGGAAGACCCGCCCCCTTGTAGCTACATTATTCAAAGTTACGATACGGCATTTAGTAAGAGTGACAGAGCTGATTACTCTGCTGTTACAACTTGGGGTATTTTTACTGAAGATGATACAAATGAAGACCATATTATGCTTTTAGACGCTGTTAAAGGGCGTTGGGAGTTCCCACAACTCAAGCATGAAGCAAATGAGCTTTACAAGTTGTACGAGCCTGATATGGTTTTGATAGAGCAGAAGGGGTCTGGTATGCCGTTGACGCAAGAGTTGCGCCGGATTGGTATTCCTGTAACGCCTTTTACTCCGAGCCGTGGTGCAGACAAGTTTACGAGGATGCATTCTTGCGCTCCTGTGTTTGAAAGTGGAATGGTTTGGTGTCCTGATACGAATTTTGCTGATGAAGTTATGGAAGAATGTGCTTCTTTTCCCAATGGTGAACATGATGACTTGGCAGATTCGATGACACAGGCTATACTAAGATTTAGACAAGGTGGTTTTATTACAACACCCACCGATTATGATGATGACGATGAGTATGCTTATAACAAGCGTAGAGAGTATTATTAAAGGAGAGTAAGATGCCAAATGTTGGAGGAAAGAAGTTTCCATATACAAAAGCGGGTATAGCTGCTGCTAAACGAGCTGCTGTTGGTATGCGTGGTGGGGGTGAACCTGCTGGAGTTGCACAAAACAAAATGATTCAAAAACTTATAGGCGAAACTGGAAAAACTATATCAGACGCTGATAGAGAAAGAGTTAGCAGAATGATGGGTCGAAATGAAGGAGCAGCCGATAGCAAATTGATTATGCGACTTTTACAAGAGTTAGCAGAGGGTGAAGCTGTTGCCCGTGGCAATAGAGTTTCTGCAATGGAAGCACTAGACTCTGGTGCAAAAATGTCTGATCTTGATATGGACGCTATAAACATGGCATTAGGCAGGGGCGTTACAACATCTATTAGGCCAAGAGCTAGACCTCATGGCATGATGTATCACGGTAAGATTAAAAAGGGCAAAGTTAAAAAGTATAAAGGCGGCGGTTGTGTTATGGCTGGTCGTGGTGGTAATTTTAAAGGAGTAAAGTAATGAAAGAAGATAGCGGTATGGTTAAAACACCTAAGACGCCTACAGATGGCAATAGCCAAAATAAAATGGGTGTTATGACTCAATCTTATGAGAAAATGAAAAAGGCTCCAATTGAAGGTGGCACTGGTGCGGGTAATGCTCGTGGTGGTGGCGCTGCTTTGCGTGGAACCAGATTTTCTGGCGTAAAATAATACTTGAAAAGGATTTTTAATGTTTCAAGTTTCGAGGTTGGGGTGGAGTAAGATAACTATGAGTGGTTACCTCCCTACAGTCATAGTTGGCGGATGCAATTTCACCTCAACACCTATATAGGAGATTTAAATGGCTATTGAAGATGATATGGGTCCAGGTGGTATACCTGAAATACCTGTAGTACCAAACCAACAAGTTCCTGTTGAGGTGACCGAAATACCTGCTGACCCAGGTGTTTTTGAATTTAATGACGGCAGCGCCGTTATTGGCGAGTATGAATCTTCAGAAGATACTCCTCCGCAAATTCCTTTTGATGGTAATTTAGCAGAAGTTATGGAAGAAGACGCTCTTGGACGGCTATCGTCAGATCTTGTTGGATCTATTTTAGACGACTTGTCTTCAAGAGAAGACTGGGAAGACACTTATAAAAAGGGTCTTGAGTTTTTAGGAATGCAAACAGAAGACAGAACAGAACCTTTTGAGGGTGCTTCTGGGGTAATACACCCGCTATTGGCTGAATCAGTTACGCAATTCCAAGCGCAAGCTTATCGTGAGCTACTTCCAGCTTCTGGGCCTGTTCGAGCGCAAGTTATTGGAGCGCAGAACGAAATGCTTGTTAAGCAAGCAGAGCGTGTTAAAGATTATATGAATTATATGATTACTTATGAGATGGAAGAGTATGATCCTGAGTTAGATCAAATGCTTTTTTATCTTCCTGTAATTGGGTCTACATTTAAGAAAGTTTATTTTGATCCTTTAAAGCAGCGTGCCGTAAGTAAGTTTATTCACGCTGAAGATCTTATTGTTCCTTATGGAGCGACAGACTTAGCGTCTTCTCCACGCATTACGCATAGAATATCTATGGATTCAAACGAAGTTAGAAAGCTACAGTTAGCTGGGTTTTATAGTGACATTGATATTCCTGAAGATGGTTATGGTGAGTCAGATTCAAATGAAGTTACTGAGTCAATTGATGACATTCAGGGCGTACATCCTTCTAACGCATCTCGTGATTTAGTTTTATACGAAATACATACATCTTTGGACCTAGAGGGTTTTGAAGATGTTGGTATGGATCAAGAGCAAACAGGATTAAAACTCCCTTACATTGTAACTATTCTTGAAGATAACAATGAGATATTAAGCATTAGACGCAACTATGATGAAATAGAACCTATGAAGCGTCAGAAACAATATTTTGTTCATTATAAGTTTTTGCCTGGTCTTGGTTTTTATGGCCTTGGCTTAACACATATGATTGGTGGCCTAGCTCAAGCTTCTACTTCTATTTTACGTCAGCTTATTGACGCTGGCACATTGGCTAACTTACCAGCAGGATTTAAAGCGCGTGGCGCTCGTATTAGAAACGATGACGACCCACTGCAACCAGGAGAGTTTAGAGACATTGATGTAGTAGGTGGAGACTTGCGTGGTTCCCTTATGCCACTGCCGTTTAAAGAGCCATCAGGTACTCTTTACAATCTCTTAGGTACTTTGGTCGATGCTGGACGTAGGTTCGCTTCTATGGCTGATTTAAAAATAGGTGAGATGGGTGGTGAAACACCTGTTGGCACAACAATGGCGATTATGGAGCGTGGTACAAAAGTTATGTCTGCAATCCATAAGAGATTGCATTATTCGCAAAAGATAGAATTTAAATTACTAGCCAAGATATTTGGTGAGGGCTTGCAGCCTTATCCTTACGCTCCGTCTATGGAGGTAGGCCCAGAAATTAAAGCACAAGACTTTGATCAACGTGTAGATGTTTTACCAGCCAGTGATCCTAATATATTCTCTATGTCGCAAAGAATTGCATTGGCTCAAAGTGAATTGCAGTTAGTACAGTCTAATCCAGAAATACATGGTGGACCACAAGGACTTTATCAAGCATACAGAAAAATGTATGAGGCTTTAGGTGTAACTAATATTGAGGCTATATTGCCGCCTCCACCGCCACCGCCTCCCCCTGTTAATGCTGCAAAAGAAAACCAAAACGCTCTTATGGGCCAACCATTGCAAGCTTTTCCAGAGCAAGACCATCAGGCACATATAGAAACACATTTAGCTGTTATGGCTACATCTGCGGTTCAAATGAACCCAAATGCTGTTATGGCTCTTCAAGGTCATATTCAAGAACACATTGGCCTTATGTCAGAAGCGCAAGCACAAGCACAGGTTATGCAGGGCATTCCACCTGAAGTGCAACAAGATCCACAGCAAATGGAAATGATGATGCAACAAATCAAACCACAAATTGATAAAATTGCAGCACAAATTATTGCAGACACAACAGAACAGTTAGCGCAAGCTGTAACACCACCACCACAAGAAGATCCTCTTGTTGCAATTAGGCAACAGGAATTGCAAATTAAAGCTGCTGACTTACAGCGTAAAGACGATGAGTTTGTAGCAAGGCAAGAAATGGAGAAAGAAAAAGAGCGTAATGATACTCTTATTGCTCAACAGCGTATTGATATTTCAGAAGATGCGTTGAAAGACAAAACTAGAATTGCAGAAGATCGCATTCAAACTCAAAGAGACATTGCTGAATTTAATGCTAGACAAAAAGGAATGAATTAATGGTTTCTTCTGTAAGACAAAAAATTATAGACCAAATAAGAGCAGCAAAAAGAGGTGTTCAAAGTGCCGTTGAAAAAGGGGTCGAGTCCGCAAACGATAGCATACAACGTGTCCAAGCTGATATCAGAGGGGTATCCTCAGAAGCAAGCAGTAGCGATAGCGTTGAGCCAAAAAAAGAAGTCAAAAAAACAAAACCAAAAGCCAAAGCGAAAAAAAGTACAAAAAAAAGCGCTGGGCGGAGCAATAAAAAAGGTTAGTCCAATATCAAGACCCCAGAGGTTTAAAGGTATTTTATAATTTTGTGGTAATATTACTTGTATTTCCCTAAAGATCCTATATTTTATCTTTAGGAGGTACTATGGAAGCTATAAGTTTAGCAGATTATCTACTGAAAAGTATTCGTGAGCGCGATGGTAGATTGAAAGATAAGCTTGCGGACAATTCGATTAAATCATTTGAAGAATATCGGTACGTTGTAGGCGAAATACGCGGAATGGCCTACGTTGAAGACGAAATTAAAACCGCGATGAAAGGTATAGAGCTTGACGATGACTAACAAGAAATTATTCGTCCCAGAACACGTTGCAAGAGCAGCGGCAAAAGACAAAAAAGTTTCTTCAGAACTACCAAAGCCCTTAGAAACAGCATTTGGTAAGAAGAAGGAAGAAAATAAAAATGAAAGTGACCCCTCTAATTTAGAGCCATCTGCCCTGGAAAGACTTCCACAGCCTACTGGTTATAGGGTTTTAATTATTCCTTACTATCCCAGCGCAAAAACAAAAGGGGGCATTATTGTTCCTGACGCTATTAGGGAAAAGGAAAGTTTTGCAACAGTATCTGCTTATGTCGTTAAATTAGGACCTGATGCCTATAAAGACGCCCAAAAGTTCCCAAGTGGTTCGTGGTGTTCTGAAAAGTCATGGGTTCTTATAGGAAGATATAGTGGAAATAGGTTCAAAGTGGACGGACTTGAGGTTCGTATCATAAATGACGACAATATTATTGCAACAATACTTGACCCCACAGACATTTCATATGTATAAAGAACAGGAGAGCAGGAAAAATGGCTATGAATGAAGAAGTTCGTGAAGAAGAGATTAAAGAAGATGGCTCTTCTATTGTTGAAATAGAAGAAGAAACAACTTCAGATGAGGTTGAAGCATCTACTGAAGAAAAAGAAGAAACCCGAACAAATGTTCGTGAAGATTCTAAAACTTCAGATGGAGATGAGGAACTAGCGTCTTTTAGTGACAATGTTCAGCGTCGAATAAACCAACTAACAGCTAAACGTAAGCAAGCTTCAGAAGAAGCTCAAGCAGCCTACCAATACGCCCAACAAAAAGAATTAGAAAATCAAAAGTTAAAACAAAGGTTGGGAAATTTAGATAAAGGCTACATGAATGAGTACGAAGGCCGTGTTGTTTCTCAGGAAACTCAAGCAAAACGTGCTTATGCAGACGCGCATGAAGCTGGTGATGTTGAGAAAATGGCAGAAGCCCAATCTGCTATCTCCCAAATAGCAATAGAAAAAGAAAGATTAAGAATCCAAAAAGCGCGTGCAGCTACAAATCAACAAGCAGCGCAACAACAGCAACAAATGCAAGCGCAGCAGTCTCAGCAAATACAACAGGCTCCAGTTAATCAAGCACAGGAAGATCCAAAGCTTAAAGAATGGCTTTCTAATAATGAATGGTTTGGAAAAGATCGTGTAATGACTCGTGCAGCGCAAGCAATACATGAACAATTAGTTTTAGAAGAAGCGTATGATCCGTCAAGCAAAGAATATTATTCTGAGATTGACAAAAGATTGCGTGTTGAAATACCAAATAAATTTACAAAGGATGATAAGAAAAACGCTCAAGCTATCACTCCTTCGTCTGGTAACGGACGGTCTTTAAAAAGTGGGCGGAAAAAGTCGGTTGAATTAACACCGGGTCAAGTCGCATTTGCTAAGAAAATGAGGATTCCTCTTGATACATATGCAAAAGAAGTGGCTAAATTAGAAAATAGGAGAGACTAATGGCGGATAGGACAGCACGCGATACAACAACGCGGGAGAGTACACAGAGACCTCAAGCATGGCGTCCAGGATCAGCCTTGGAAGCTCCAGAACCACCAATCGGTTATCAACACCGTTGGATACGCGAATCCGTAATGGAATTCGACGATAAAACTAACGTTCATAAAAAACGGCAAGAAGGATGGGACCTTGTTCGCGCAGAGGATTACCCAGATTATGTAGGACCAATAGTAGATGAGGGAAGAAACGCTGGCATTATAGGTGTCGGTGGTCTTGTTCTCGCTCGTATCCCCGTCGAAATGGCAGAGCAGCGGAATAGGCACTATCAAGGTGTCTCTCAACAACAAATGGAAGCAGTGGATCGTGATTGGATGCGTGAAAACAATCCAGCCATGCCGAAACTTGCTCCACAACGTAAATCCTCTGTAAGCTTCGGCTCAGTCCGAAATACAGCGAAAAACTCTGAAGGAGAGTAAAAATGGCAAATCAAGATGCTGCCTTCGGTTTACGTCCTGTTGGTCGAATAGGGGGAACCCCTTTCACTGGTGGACAAAACCGATACAGAATCGCCGCAAACTACGGTACATCTATCTTCCAAGGTGACATGGTAATGCAAGTCACTGGTGGCGGTGTAGAAATACACGCCGATGGCGGAACAGTACCTATTGTTGGTGTGTTCAACGGTTGCACTTACACAGATCCTACATCTGGTGAGGTAACATTTAGTAACTATTACCCTGCAAGCACTAATGCTTCTGATATCATTGCTTTTATCATTGATGACCCTATGGTTGTTTTTGAAATTCAAGCAGATGCGGCATTCCCAATTGCAGATTTGTTGGGTAATTTTGATGTCGTATATACAAGTGCTGGGAGTACCGTAACAGGTATATCTGGCTCTGAATTGAAAGTGACTGATGGAGGAACAGCAACTACGCTACCTCTAAAAGCCATTGATATTTCTCAAGATCCTGAGAATAGCGACGTTTCGTCAGCTAACACTAACGTGAAAGTTGTTATCGGTAACCATATATTCGGCGTCAAAGGCGCTGGGTTAGCATAAGGAGATTGAGTTATGGCTATATCACGTTCACAACTCGTTAAAGAGCTAGAGCCGGGCCTCAATGCCTTGTTCGGAATGGAGTATGCTCGTTATGAAGGCGAACACGCTGAAATCTTTGATACAGAATCCTCGGATCGAGCTTTCGAAGAAGAAGTGATGTTGGTTGGATTTGGAAACGCTCCAACAAAAACTGAGGGAGCTGGAATCGACTTTGATGACGCTAACGAAGCATACACTGCTCGTTATTCGCATGAAACCGTCGCTTTGGCTTTCGCATTAACTGAAGAAGCAATTGAAGACAATCTATATGATCGTCTTGGCGCACGCTATACAAAGGCTCTTGCCC